TATAAAATAATATAAGTAATTTAAATTACACAATATTATTAATAATGAAATTAGCATCTTTACTTTTTAATTTTAATAATAAATATATTGTTTTGTGGTTATGCTTTTATATTTAATATAAATAATATGTATATATGCCTACTATTTATATTTAGTATAATACTTTTCTTAATGCCTATTTATTGTTAAAAAATTGAATTTAATATTTAATAATTATTAAATATTAAAGAATGAATACAGATTTTAGTTCACAATTATATATATTAATGAGTTTATCTCACTTAAATTCTTTAGGATTTGAAAGTAATAATAATATATTATTAAAAACTTTAATTCCTATAATAATTACTTTTAGTCCTATAATAATAAAAGTATTTTTGTGGTTTTATGAAATCATGGAAGATTGGATATATATGAAAAAATCAGAAAATATTATAAGTATAAAATTTCCTGTTCATGAATTAATTGTTCACAAAGATTCTTATAAAGATTCTGATTCAAAAAGACAACTTTACAGTATTAATTATATTGCAATTAATGATTATATAAGAGATAATTTAAATAATATTAATGGAATAAGTAATTTAGTTGAAATACTTAATGTTTGTGCAAATTATTATTCAGATGATACAAATGAAAAAAATTTTGTTTTAATACCTGTAGATTCTTCTGAAATTTTAATTGAACCTATAAATAAAATTTATTGTAAAATTAGTTCAACTAAAAATTCATCAAATAATTCTGACAATAATGAAAATAAAAAAATAAATAATAATATTAAAACATATGAATTACTATTATTTATTAAATTAGATTCTAATACAAATTTTATTAAAATTGAACAAGAAAAAAAAGATAAATTAGTTTTATTAAATAAATTTATTAATGGATGTGTTAAAAGATATAATGATAAAAATGAATTAAATAATGATGGTAAACATTGGATTTATGAATATTATCATAGTTTTAAGAATGAGTATTTGGGATTAGAACTTCAATTTAAAGAATATCTATTTGAAAATAATAAAGATTTAGAAACTAATATATTTTTTGAAGGAAAAGAAAAAATAATTAAATATGTTGATAAATTTATATATAATCAACATGAGATTCAAAATAAAATTATTAATAAATATGAAGAAGAATATAAAAATATTGGATATACTTATAAGGCAACTTTTTTGTTTTATGGATTTCCAGGATGTGGTAAAACATCAACTATTAAAGCTATTTTAAATAGAACAAAAAGACATGGTATAATTATAAATTGGAATAAAATTAAAACATGTGAAGAATTAGAATTAGTTTTCAGAAATAGAACTATTAATCACAAAGATTATGATTCTAGAGAATTATGTTATATAATTGAAGATTGTGATGCTTCAGCAGATAATATTTTATTATCAAGAAAAAACAATAATAATTTAAATAATAATAATTTAAGTAATGATGAAATGAATGATTCTGATTTTGATTCAGTTGAAATTAATAATTATGATAACACTATTAATAATAATATTAATAATAATATTAATAAAAAAATTTTAAAAAATAAAAAAAAAAATAATTTAAAATCAATTGAAAAAATAATAGAAAAAACTAATAATTTAAATTTAGAAAAAATTAAAAATAATAATAAATCTATAAATTTATCTTGTTTATTAAATATTTTAGATGGAATTATTGAATTACATGGAGTTATGGTTATTTTTACAACTAATTATCCAGAAAAATTAGATGAGGCTTTTTTACGACCAGGAAGAATTGATTTTAAACAAGAATTTAAAAGAGCTACTGTAAGTACTTTAAAGTCTATTTTAAAAAGTAAATTCAGTTCTGAATTTAATGATGATATAATAGGTAATAATTTTATTGATTATATATTATCTCCTGCTGAAATTCAATCAATATGTTTTAAAAATGATAATATTAATGATTGTATTAAAGAATTAATATTAGAAACTAATAAATATAAAAATACAAGAATTTAGATTATTTTTTATTTGTATATGAACAATATAAACCACTGTCTTGAAATTGTTCATATATTTTAACACGTGTTTTTAATAAAGAATCTAATTCATCTATTGCTAATTATTCATTATCTTCAGCAATTTCTAAATCTAATTCAGCTTTTTTATTTTTTCAGATGATTTTTCTTTGATTGCATTTTCTAATACATCATTTGCAAAGTCAACTTTTGTATTTTCTTCCATAAGCTTATTTCGTGCATTAATTACTAATTTTTCTATTTCATTAAGAACTAATGTTTGAATTATTTCAGAATTATTTTCCATTATTTGTAAGTTTAATATAGTAGGATTACAATTATAATCAAATTACACTCTTCAATTAAATTATAATTCATTTTTTAATTTATATATATAAATTAAGAAAAGTATATTAGACAATATATTATATTTATAATAATAAGTATATTAGAAGACTAATAATAAATTAAGTATATTAATTTTTAATATTTATTTATAAAATAATGACATTATTTCTGATATTGTTAGCAAAAGAATATAAATTATTGTATAATAATATTTATTATATTTAATTTTATTTTTAAAATGTAAATATTCATTTATATGATTATGTTTTTTTACTTTTGGTATTTTTGTTTGTGAATATATTGAATCACAAGTATTTAATTTATTTATTTTTTCAAAAGTATCTATCCATTTTATTGGAATTTTTTTATTTTGTTCAAATTTATTTTTTTTTAAATTTTTAATAAATTTTTCAAATTCTAATAATCCTCTTGTAATAATAATTTCAGGAAATAAATCATTAAAATTAATTGTATTTTTTAAAGGATAATCAACATCCATTGTATGAAAAACTAACTGTGGTATATCATTTTCAAAAGTTGTTGGATTATAATTTGAAAAAACACCATCATAATATCTACTTCCTTTTATAGAAACTCCTTTAAAATTATTTGTTGTTACAAAAGGAAAATAACATGTTGCATGTAATACTTGCATAAGATGTAATTTAGAATCAAAGTTATCTATATATTGTTCTCTATTTTTTGCTAATAATGATTTTGAAATTAATATTGAAACTTTTCCATTTATTAATTCATGAATATTATTTGGTAATAATTCCCAACATATTTTTAACATTATTTTATCAATTGTATATGTTGAATTATTTTTAATTGCAAATTTATTTATATTAATTATTATTTTAGGATCAATATTTGAAAATATAAAAACAGATAAAAATGCTCCTGCACTTATTCCAATAAATTTTCTTATTTTTATAACTCCATCTTCCATCATTTTTTTTAGTAATATTAATGAACCATATACATAATATCCTTTTAATCCACCACCTAATACAATACAATCAAAATAATCTGATGGAAGTTTTAATTTTTCTGTATCTTTTAATTTTATTAATTCAAATATTTTTGTTGCTGTATTATTATATTCTTTTTTTAAAATATTAATTCCCTTAAATTTTAAATTTATTATTTCAATAATATAATCACTTTCATTAATTATATTTTTTTTTTCATCAATTAATTCATTATTGGTTGCATTTTCTGATATTTTGGATAAATTATTTGATTCTTTTGTTTTATTATCATAAATATAATCAATTATTTTTGTAATAAAAATCATATAATATTATATACAATTATTTTTTAATAAAATAATAATTTATTATATTTATAAATTAAATTTGATTACAAAATTTATATGCTAAAAAGAATTAATATAAATTTTATAAATATAGATAATAAATATTTATACGAAATAATAAATAATACAATATTAATAAAAATTACAAATGATTATGATATTGTAGTATTTATAAATAAATATTATATTTTATATAATATAAATGAAAATATAATTTATAATAAATATTTTATTGAAATTAATAATAATGATTTTAATATTAATATTTTATCTACATTAAATTTTATAATAAATATTCCATCCAATATATATTTTATATATGATTATTACAATAATGAATTAGATAAATCAATTATATTTTTTAATTATTATAATTATTATGAATTTGTATTTATGGGTTTGCCAAATTTAATATCTTCATTAGAAGTTGAAGTAAATTATGAATATAATTCAATATTAAATAATTCTACAATTTCATCTAAAGAAAAAGAATATATTTTTTCTTTATTAAATATAAATACTGAAGAAACTAATCAAATATTAATGTTATTTAATAATTTTAATGGTAATTATAATTATTTAAATAATACAATTATTTTATATGGATGGATTTATGAATTAATAATTCCTGATAATGCTATTACAGATAATAATTTAAATTTATATAAATTATTCCAAATTAAAAATAATTTATATTTAAATTCAGAAACAAAAATATATTTTTATAATGATTCAAAATTATTTTCATATATATTATATTTAAACACTTATTCAAATTTAGAATATAATGAATCAATTATATTAATGATTGAATATGATAATTTAAATGTTTCAGAAAATACAACACAAAATGAAAATGAAACAATTTATTTTTCTGTTTTATCATTAAATTTACAATTATTTAATTCAAAACAATTATCAGATGATAATAATATTGAATATTACAATTCATTATTTTTTAAAAATTATATTAATGATAATTATTATGTAAAATCTATTTCTATGTTTGATTATGATTATATAAAATATTTTGTAAATAATTTAACTCAACCAGAATTTTATAATATTCAAAATTACACATTTGATTTATATGATAAAATAATAGCAAATGATATTAATTTAACAAATCCTCAAATATTTCAAATATCAAATTCATATTTTTTTATAAATTTAGATTCATTAAATTTAATAAAATTAATAAATTTTAATTCTGAAAATAATTATTTTAATAAATTTTTAAAATCAAATAAAATAAATTTAGATACAATTGTAAATTATTTGGCAAAATTTGAATTTAAAAAATATAATATTTATAAAATAAATAATTATTATAATGAAAATACTGATAAAACTGATAAATTAATAAATTTTAATAATAATATTATGAATTCAATTATATGTAATATTGTATTTTTATATTTTATAAATGAAAATTATTCTATTAATGGAAAATTATTTTTAGATAATTATAATATTCAAATATATCACAAAAAATATAATATTGATAATAATAATGATAAAAAAAATTTAGTTCGTATGTTAATTTTTTTAGCTACTGTTTGTTGGGGTATAAAAATAATATTTGAAAATAATTTAAAACTATATAATTCATATTATTATTTATTCAATCAAATAAATTTAAATAAACAAAATAAATTATTTAATATAGATTTAAATATAATACCAATTGATAATAATTATACAAATCAATATATAAAATTTAATATTAATATTAAATTGAATTATTATATATTATTTTTGTATTCTGATAAAACATCAATATTAAATAATTATAATGAATTAGTATTTATTTATTTACAATTTATATTTAAAATTTTTAAAATTCAAAATCCAAATGGTAATCTTTATGAAAATAGGGAATTATTTTATATAGTTTTTCAAAATTTAACAGAATTAAATATATTTTTTAAATATATTGAGACTGGTATTTTTAATATAAATCCAAATAATTTATTAAATTATTTTAATATAGAAAAATCCGTTATTTTTTCAAATTATTATACAATTAATAATTATTGGATGTTAGATAATTTACCAGAACCAATAAATACACAAACATCATTAAATAAATATAATATTTATTTTTCAATTAATAATTTATATATAAATCAAATATATTTATTTGGAGAATTATTTATTAAATCTTTAGATTAATAAAGTAATATTTATAATAAATAAAAACTTATTTAATCATATAAAATTATCTAATAATAAATTTTTAATTGTTTGCAAAGTAATTCGTTTTTCTGGTATTATATTTAAACATTCAAATATAATTTTTTTAATTATATTATTATTAATAAAATTTGGAAAATAATTATTTTCAAATTTTATTATTTTGGAAACTGTAATAATTTTTTCACTTTGTGTTTTAAAATTTTTAAATAATTCTAAAATTATTATTCCTAATGAATAAATATCAACTTTTGAATCATAAAAACCTGTTTTAATTTCTGGTGCACAATATATACCTGTACCAACATATGAACTCATTCTACTATATGATAAAATATTATTTTCTAATTTAATAATATCATTTTCAAAATTTGGATTTAATAAATATAACATATTTTTAATTTCATTTGAATTATTTATATTATTTATATTAATATCTAAATTATTTATTTTTTTATCAAAATATTTTTTACATAAACCAAAATCTCCTAATTTAACTAAATATTTATTTGACTCATTATTATTGTTATTTTGAATTAAAAATATATTATCTGGTTTTAAATCTCTGTGTATTATATTTTTTTTTTTTAAATATTCTAAACCATTAACTATTTGAATAAGAATATTAATTTTATTTTCAAAAGTATCATCATTTGAAAAAGTTAGTAAATAATCTTTTAATGTAAAATCACATAACTCCATTTGAATAAATAATATTGGACAAATATAATCTATTTTTTCAAATTCATTTAAATTTACTATATCATTATATTCTAATATACTTTTAAAATCAATATCAACCCATGAACTATAATATCTAACAATATTATTATTAATTAATTCAGAATATATTTGTATTTCTTTAAAAATATTATAATTCTCTTCAATAATATCTTTTGTTATAAATATTTTTTTAATTGCATAAAATTTTTTTTCAAATTTATGAAAAACTTTATAAACAGAACCATATGAACCTTGACCTAATAAATTTATTTGATTAAAATTACTTCTATATTTATTTGTATAATTTAAAATTGAATAATTTTTTGATTCTACATTATTTAAATTTTCTGAATTTAAAATATCAGTATTAATATTATTAATATTAATATCATTAATATCATTAATATTAATATTATTAATGGATTCAATTAATAAACTTAAACTATTTTTAATTTTATTATATTTTTTAGTTGTTACTTCTAAATCTAAAATATTTTTTTGATTTAAAAATTTAAAAATTTTATCTAATTTAAAATCATTATTATTAAATATAATTTGTAATAATACAACAATTAATAAAGACATTTTTTTTTCTTTTGAAAATTCTTTTGGTATATTAGATTCAAATAATTCTAATAAATCATTATTTGATGATGAATTATCAATTATATTTAAAAAATCATTATTACTGAAATTTTCAAAATTATTCATTTTTATAATATAAATAGACAATATTTTAATTACTTTATTTTCAATATTTATTTTTTTCAATTTTTAATAATAATTTTTTATAACTTATTCCTTTTATAGAATTTGTTATAATTACTGAATCTCCTGCTAATCTCATTAAAACTTCTATATTTTTTAACTTAAAATTTAAAGTTCTAAAATCATTCACATAATAATTAACTTTTAAATTCCATTTATTATCTAAATTAATTAAACCATTTGAATCTATTAAATATATTGCAATATCAACTGATAAAATAATTTTATTTTTTATATTTTTATATTCTTTTATATTATCTATTTTTTGTAAAATATCATCATCAATTATTATTTTTATTTCTGCAAATTTTTTATTCTTATAATATTCTTCTTTATCTTCTAATATATTTTCTCTTATTTCTTTTATTGAATGTATATTTGTTTTTATTTCTTTTCTTTTAATTATTGTTTGTTTTTTAAGTGGTTTGAAATCTGATCTGTCAACTATAACCCAAAAATTTAAATTTAAATTTTTACTTAATATTTTTTTATTAAATGTTTCTAAATTTTTTTTTATCTGTTGTAATGTATAATTATTTATTTTTACCATTCTTAAAAATACTATATATTTATTAAATAATTTATTTATATTTATTAAATATTTTATTTATAATTAATTATTTTTAAATAAAATATATCAAGTAAATATTTTATTTATAAAGGATTTTAAATATCTTAAGCATATATATAATTTTTTATAATAATCTTTTATTACACTTAAATTATTATAAATATATTAGTTTATATACATTTTTATAATATATATATATATATATGTAGTAATTTAATGAAATTTTTATACTAAATTATATAAAATAAAAAGTGAATTTCTCAAATTATTTATTATATAAATATTTATTATAAAAATTTTTTTGGATTACTATATTATCAATATGTAAAAATTATTAATGTATTAAAAATAATAATTTCTTAATTCTTAGTAAAAATTTAAAATTAATTATAAATAATTATTTTAAATAAATAGATGCCTTAATTTTTTAATTTTTCTTTTTTTGCATTTAAAAATTAAATTTTTTTCTATAAATTGTATTTATTAATCTTTTAATGTACTTTAAGATTTAAAATATACTTAATTTATTATTAATCTTTTAATGTATTTATTAGTATAAATATAGTATATTATCTTATATACTTTTTTTAATTTAAATATATTAAATAAAAATTGAAATATATTTTCAATATTATATTATTTATATAATATATTTTAAAACAATAAAATGTCTAATATAAATAAAAAAAAAAATTATGATAATAATATTAACAATATTAACAATATTAACAATATTAACAATATTAACAATGACATAATAAATAAAAATAAATTAGAAGCAAATGAAATAATACCAGAAATATTATTATATTCTAAATTAATAAATTTGACTGGAAAAATTAATTTTATTCCAACAAGAATATTAATTGATACAGGAGCAACATCATGTATAATATTTAAATCTTTAGTTAATAAATGTAAATTAAATCATTTAATAGATATAAAATCATATAATTTATTACAAGGAATAAATGGATTATATTGTTCAATAGGAACAATATGGTTTTTAGAAATAGAATTGAAAACAGAAAATAATAATTGGATTTCAATACCAATTACAGTTGATGTTATTGACAATGATAATGATTTCACAATAAAACAAAATAAATTAAATGAATTAAATAAAACTAATAATAAAAAAATAATAAATAATTTTGAATTAATTTTAGGTATTGGATTTTTAAGATTATATAAAGCAAACATTGATTTTTTATCTAATACATTAACATTAAATAATAATATTAAAATAAAAATTTAAAAATATTTAATAATTATTTTATTTTATTAAGAAAATTTTTAAAAAAATATATTGTTCTATCATCAGGACAAGCACTAATGAGATTATGTATAATTGTTCTGAAATCAATATTAGATATATTTTTTTTATAAATATCTTTTACTTCAAGTATTGATAAAAATTTTTCATAAAATAAATTATCTTTAATAATTGGATATTTTTTTTCTATTTTTTTTTTAAAATTATATACCTGATTATATTTTTTTATGGAATTATTTGAATTATGAATATAATTATAACAAGCTATTTGAATTACAGGAATTATTTTTTTAATTCCCAAATTTATTTCAAATTCATTTGCAATATTTGTAAAAATAGAAGATGCACTATTAATACACAATAAATCTATTAATCCAATAGCAAGTGGAATATAAAGATATGATTGATTATAATTAATATCATCTAAAATATATTTAATTTTATCTATTTCTATTGCAGAGTAAGTTTTTACAATTTTACATTCTTTACATGGTGAATATGAATTACAATCTATATATAAATCAATTAATTTTAGTCGATATTCATTATTAACAACAATATTATTTAATTTAAAATCAGTTAAAACTAATTTGTGTTTAGAACATAAATATATAATATTATGTAACTGTCTTAAAATTGATTGCAGACCATCAATTTTTTTTATTGGTATTATTGATTTTAAATTTTTTCCACCATATTCCATTATTGAATAATATATATATTTATCAGCATTAATTTTACCTGCTATATAAATATTTATTACATATCTTTCCATATCTTGTGCATCTATAAATGAATTATAACGTTTAAGAAATTTTTTTGGTTCTTCATTAACACTTATTTTTAATGCATAATATATATTTTTAATTTTTATTTTATACACTTTACCATATGAACCAGAACCTATAAAACCACATATTGAACATTTAATATTTATTATTTCATTAAATAATAATGGTCTATCAATAATATTATTAATAATATTATTATTTTGATTTTCATATTTATTAACAAATTTTAATATTATATTATTATTTGAATAACTACTTGTATTACTTGTTAAGTTGTCATCAATATTATTTATTATATCAAGTAATATCATTATTTATATATATATATATATAATATTTTACTTTGGGATATTATTTTAAAAATTAAATATTTAAAAATTAATTAATTTTTAAATATTAGTTTATTTTATTTTATATATTTTTAATTTACATTTTTACATTATTCTGTATGTAAATTTTCTAAATATTTGTATTGTTTATTAATTATATTATTTAATTCATCTACTTTAATTATTTTATTATTTTTTAAAATTATTGCTGTTTCATTTATAAAATCTTTTGAATTTTCTATTATAAAATATGTACAATTATATGCATCATTAATTAAATTAATTACTTCACTATCAATTAATTCTTTATATTTATCACTTGAACTTGGATAAATTACATTTGAACCCATTCCATAATATTTTATCATTTTTTCTGCTAATTTTAATGCTTCTTCAAAATCATTTACTGCACCATTTGTTACTGATATATTATAAAATACTTCTTCTGCTATTCTACCTGCTAATAATATCATTAAATGTTCAAATAAGGATTCTCTTGTATATAAATTATTTAATGAAGATTCAAATACCGTATATCCTGGACTTTTTGGTGATGATAAATTAATTATTACTCTTAATACTTTTGCATGATGTTTACATAATAATCCTATTAATGCATGTCCCATTTCATGTATTGCTATATGATCTATCATATTTTCTGTAAATTCATGTTTAATTGGTTGCCATCCTGCAATCATTTTATTCATTATAATATCAAAATCTTCATAACTAAACTCTGTTTTATCATTTTTTAAAGCAGATAACATTGCCTCATTTAATAAATTTTCTATTTCTGCACCTGATAAACCTTCTGTTATTTCTATTAATTCATCTATTTTAATACTGTGATCATGTGGTTTTCCTTTAATGTGAATTTTTATTATAGATTCTCTTGTTTCTTTATTTGGTATACCAATATATATTTTTTTATCTATTCTTCCTGGTCTTAATAAAGCATTATCTAATAAATCTATTCTATTTGTAGCACAAATTACAAATGTACCTATATTGTTTTTAAAACCATCTAATTCTACTAATAATGCATTTAATGTACTATCTTTTTCACTTGATGAACCATCTCCATCTGATGATCTTTTTTTACCTAAAGCATCTATTTCATCAATAAATATAATACATGGAGTATTTTTTCTTGCTAAATCAAATAATTCTTTTATTCTTGATGAACCAACACCAATATATTTTTCTTGAAAATCAGAACCAGATACTGCAATAAAACTACAATTTGCTTCTCCTGCTAAAGCTTTTCCTAATAATGTTTTTCCTGTACCTGGTGGACCTTCTAAAATTAAACCTTTTGGTATTCTTACATTATATTTTGAATATTTTGTGTAATTTTTTAACATATCAATACATTGTTCTAGTTCTTTTATTATCTCACTACATCCACCAATATCTTTAAATTTTATATCATAATTATTTATAATTTTAAAATTTTTTGATTCTGTTTTTTTTGTTTCCTTATATACTCTTCTTCCTGTATCATCATCTTCTTCAAAATAACCATATTTTTTATCATCATTATTTATATTATTTTTTTCTATTTCAAATCCAAGTGATTCTAAAAAATTTTTATTTCTATTCATTTTTTCTCGTATCCTTTCTTTTTTTTCATCTATATTATTAATTTTATTTATTTCTAATATTACATTATTTTGTATTGTTCTATTTTTTGAATTTATTTTTTCCATCTTTTTAATTATTGGTTTTGTTAAATAATATTTTTTTATTAAAATGTCTTTATTTAAATCTTTTTTATCTGATAAATTATTTAAATAATTCTCCGTTTGTGATAAATTTAAATTTACTGTATATTTTGCATTTAGTTTTTTTATCTTTTCAATAAATTCTTTTTTTATTAATGGATATTTTTTATAAATTATTGTTGTATTATTTGTTTTAATGAAATTATTATTATTAATTAATGTCATTGATTGTTGTTTAATATTGTTAAATAAATTATTATTTTTTATTATAAATGCATAATGTATCTTATTATTTAATAAACTTAAAAATACAAAATAACAAATTAAATTTAAGTTATACATAATATGATAATTTATATTAATAAATATTTATATCATTTTTATATAAATTATTATTATTGTATTTTTATATTATTTATACTAATCCAACAATTTTTTGTACTAAATTATATAAAATAAAAAATTTCATTACTTAAATTATTTATTATATAAATATTTACTACAAAAATTTTATTAAATTACTATAAAAGTATTCATGACTTTATAGTCCTAATATTTATTGTTAGAAAATTATATATATATGATTTTAGCCATTATTGTCTAATATAATATGTATAAAAAATTAATATTTAGGCGTTAAGAAAAAAGTATATATGTATACAAATACATATAATTAATATTTTATATATTATTGTTTGTTGTTTTTTTATATTTTTTATTAATTTAAATTAATAAAAAAAAAATATTTTTTTAATTTAATATGAAAAAAGAAAATAAATTAATTAATATTTT